AACAAATCAGTGAAGTGGAAGCGTACCGCCCGGAAAAGCAGTTCGCTAACGCTGTGAAGGGTCTACACGTTTACGGTGGAAAAGTGGTTCGCCCAGAAGCTCTCGCTAACCTGATTGTAGATCGACCGGCCTAGTAACTGAGGGGGGGGGGGGGGTAATACCCCCTCAACTTATCTTATCGTAATTAGTATTTAGGAGAAAACCTTATGGCTCGTGTAGTTCTTCCTGTAACATCCCTTCCGGCGGACACAGCGGTTAACATTGCGTCAGCGTTCACGACAGGTGATGCGACCAATGACCATTATATTGCAGCGGGACCGGCTGCTGGAAGCCTGATTCTTCTTGTTCGAAATAGTAACGGTGCAGAACAAACCCTAACTATTCTTGCCGGTGACGGTGGAGATACTGGTCCTGCGTGTCGAGCTATTCTTGGTGATCTAGCAATTCCGGTTGCTGCAACGTCTGGACAACAAGCTATTCACATTACTGACACAGCGCGGTTTATGCAATCTGATGGAACCATCCACGTTGACGTAACACACGCTAATCTTATTACGGCTGTTCTCGGTCTTAGCTAAGAGAGAATTGAATGGCAGTTCGTACAACTCTTAATTATCTGATCGCTAAGGTCAGAGCGAATCTAGGAGACAACCTGGGGGCGACGGAAACGTTTGCGGACGAAGAAATTCAGGAAGCACTCGACCACCGCCGAGAGGATGTGTACGAACTTCCACTTCTCTCCGCACCGGATGACCGGAACTTCTACTCAGATCGTGGCGGTTGGTGGGAGGACACTGTGGTTCTCACCACTACCAACGATGCAATTATTACCAGTGTATCTACCCCGGCTGTGGTCGTGTCAAACCTTGTAAAAGGTCATTGGAGGGTCAACGGAGATTTAACCGAACTCTATTTGACCGGTTCTCAGTTTGACACGAACGCGGCGACGGCTGATCTTCTAGATGCGTGGTTATCCAAAGTAAAACTTGAATACGACTTTCTTGAACTCGGAAGTACGTTTAAGGCGTCTCAACAAACCTTTGCGGTTGAAATGGCTATTCGTAAATTCCGTGCTAGACAGTGGGTTCAATCCGCGTATACCGTGAACCGGGATTACGCAGTAGGATGGTACTCATAATGACAGAAGTTAGATTTCGCAGATGGTCGGACGGAGTAGAACTCGCGGTTCGATCATTTGAAGCATATAAAGAATTTTATGGCGATGGTCGTTATTACATTGTCTCGGGCGAACACGCAACCCATACACCAGAAGGTTTCCCGCTTAAAAAAAGACAAGTAAAAAAACCGGCTAAGGTGAAAAAGGAACGCAATGAGAACATCCCGGTTGAGTCCGTACCAGATACGAAGAATGACGAAAGCTCAGGAAACGAATCTTCCTGATCGTGCGGTTGTTAAACGGCCCACGTATGAAGCCAACGAATTTGGCGGAACGGAAGGCACGTATGTCACTATCTACAACAATATACCTATCTATTCTGAGTCTCGTATTCTTCGTGAAATTAAAGAAGATGTTGCAGGTTCCATTGTACAGTCCGGTGTGCGTTGGGTGTGTCACGTAAAGCGACAATACAACGACATTCGACTAGACGACCGGGTAGAAATTACTGAACGGACGACTGGAAAAGTATACAACTTAGACGTAACAAGTCTTCTCTCCCCACAATCGTACTCCACTGTGTTCGGATTCCAATGTATCTTGGTCGATTAAAATGCGTGTGCAACTAGTTGTAAAGAAAAACAAAATCCCCCATCTTCTCGCAAATATTGATAACGCGGCGAAGGATACAGTAAAGAAGTATACAAATGTTCTTCGTGAAGAGGCTAAGGAACAGCAACGACCACACATTGATACCGGGGCGTTGAACGCTTCGGGAACGATTATGCTGAACGGTATGTCTGCCTTGCTCGTATTCTCTGGGGGAGCGCCTGGATGGTATGACGGACTCCCCCGCGTGTACGCATCGTATCACGAATACGGGACACGCGTTACCGGAGAATACCCGTTTATGCGCCCCGCAATTGCAGAAACATTCCCCGAACAGGTATATCCTATTGCAATAAAAGAAATTATGAGTTATACTTAGGTAAGTAAAAATATGGCATATGATGTAATTTCCGAGGCAGAAGTTTGGTTACGTGAAACGCTTCGAAACGACGCGGACGTTGTAAGCATCTTTGGCGACAGAATTTATGCTTACCCAGGTCCGCGATACAACGAAACCAGTGATCGCACCGAATACCCAATCCTTACCTATGAATTTCAATATCCTAAGCCCGATCTTCATGTTGTAGGGGCTGTTCGTTTTTGGTCAACAATTCGTTTTATTGTTCGTGGGACAACCCGAGGAAACGATCAGCGAGAAGTAGCTGAGGGAGCGCGATATATTTACAATGCGCTACAAGGAAAGTTTGGGTATACAGATGGGGCTGTAATCTCTGCTTGTATTGAAGACCGACCATATAAAGAAGTAGAGCTTCTTAATTCGACCCAATATATTCATCTAGGTGGTGAATACGAGATTAATATTAATACGATCTAAGGAGTTACAGTATGTCTGTACCAAATATTGAACGTTCAGAAGTATTTGAAGTTTCCCAATGGGGTGTAGAGTCTACGTCTGCTCCCGGTACGGCAGTTCCCGCTCTTAATCGTTTGGAAGCCGTAGGCGTAAAACTTAGCCCGACTATTGAATCTGACCGGTATCGCCCATTTGGAAATAAGTACGATACGCTTATGATTCCGGGTAAAGATTGGACGGCGGCGGAAATTTCAGGTCGTCTTGATTACAACAATGTTATTTATCCGCTTTCATCTGTTGTTGCATCACCAACTATTTCCACAGTAGGAACAAACGGACGACGGCACGCCTTTACCTCTAATAGCACACTTCCGGATACACAGCAACCATTTACGATTGAGTCTGGTTCGTTTGTTCGGGCACAACGGGCGACCGGTGTGGTTCTGAGCGACTTTGGACTTGCGTTCCGGCGTGGTTCTATTGAAGTTTCTGGTTCTGGTATTGGACGTCGGTTTACCGATGGAACATATATGACCGGTGACGCTGTGTACTCGGTAACGATTGATCCAACGGTATCCGGGGGAACATTCACGTTAACATATAGCGCACAAACAACAGCCGCAATCGACTTTGATGCAACTGCGACGGAAGTACAAGCAGCACTTGTAGCCCTTAGCAACATCGGACCAGGCGACATTCGTGTAACTGGTGGTCCCGGCAACGTTGATCCGTTCATTGTAACCTTCACAGGTTCTCTCGGAGAAGGTCCACAAACGCTTACCGGAACCTTTACAGGTCTTACAGCAGCCCCAGGTACGAGTGCCGTTGCTTCTGTACAAACAGGTGTGGCTTTAAGCGTAAAAGAAGCGCTTCCAGTTATTCCAGGAAACGTAAACATTTACGCAGACGACACCTTTGCGGGAATTGGGACGACAAAGCTTACCCGCGTATTTGAAGCAGACTTCAATATCGCTTCTCGTATCAACCCGATGTGGGTTCTCGATAGCACACAAACATCGTTTGCCGCGACGGTAGAAAACGCTCCGGACGTGACAATGCGTCTAAAGGTAGCAGCCAACGGTCAAGGAATGGCTTTCTTAGAAACCCTTCGAGCAAGTGAAACGGTTTATCTGCGAATCGAAGTAGAAGGACCGGCTATGCCAGCGCCAGATGCCGCAGAAAATTATCTGTTTGTTCTAGATATGGCTGGAAAGATTGAATCACCGGATTCCTTTGATGCAACGGACGGAGCTATGTCAGTAGACTGGACATTCCGAGCCGTAGACGATGCAGACTTTGGTGGAGCGTTCAGTATCGCTGTACAAAACCTTGTAACTGCGCTATAATAGAGATATAAGTTAGGGTACATTGGGTGCCCTAACATTTATATATTGTGTCTACGGACAAGGAGTTTGCAAAACGAATGGCAGTACGACTTTCTGAACTTACGAAGCAGCGTGCGGAAGTGTTTATCGCAACCCCCCTCGGTGAAGTACGTGTAGTGTATCGTCCTAACGAACGGACAATCGCGGATGAAGCGCGAATGTCTGATGCCGTAGGCGTCGAAGCATACCGAGAAATGTTGTCTTCAATGGAAAAGATGATTGTTGAGTGGGATTTTGTTGGCCCTGTGTATGACAACGTTTCAGGCGAAATGATTGTTCCAGAAGACGCACAGGTTCCGGCGCAAAAAGAAATTCTTCAACATATTTCCACGCACATTCTTCAAAGCGTGTTCACCGGAATTATGGATGATATGCGCCCAAACTCCAAGAAGGGTTCTTCGTCCAAGAACTCGCAGAGTCTCTTCGCTTCGGGTTCAATGAGCTAAAGCGAGAACAGTACGAACCATATTTTGTAATACGACGAGCTAAGTATCTTGGCATTTCTCCGGTTGAATATATGAACCTTCCTATTTTTTGGAAGGATTGGGCGGCAATCGGAGAAGCCGCAGAGAATCTAGCTGAAAAAGACGCCCACGCAGAATCAACCAGGAAAAAATAATTTACTGCTAATAGATTGGTAACTATATGGCTACTAGAGTTGCGGAGCTTGAAGTTCTTATTACGGCTAACGCAAGTCAAGCCAAATCAGAACTGAATGAAGTATCCAGAAGCTTTCACAATATTATCGCCGGAGGCGCTCTACTAGGAGCCGGAAGAGGTATTGTAGGCTGGTTCAAAGACGCAATTACATCAGGGGCGGCTTTCGAGCAAACGATGATCCGGGTGGATCAGCTTGCTACGGGAGCCGCTGTTGGCGTTGATGCGCTAACCAAGAAAGCGTTCCAAGTTGACCAAATGACCATCTATTCTGCACAACAAATTGCCGAAGCGATGGAGCAACTTGCGCGTGAAGGTTTCACCGGCGAACAAATTTTGGGAGATTGGACCGACGCGGCGGTTAACTTCGCAGCAGTTATTAATGAAGATGTAGTTTCTTCTGCGAATATTATGGGACAAGTAGCGCGTGTGTTCAAAGAAGAGGGGTTAGAAGCTGCGGAAGTAGCAGATATTCTTTCCCAAGCTATTCTTCGTTCGGGTCGTTCGGCGGCTGAATTTATGACCGGGTTCCAATACGTCGGGGCTATCGCATCCGAGCTTGGAATTCCGCTAGAAGAAATGGCTACGTCTCTATCCTATCTCCAATCTATCGGTATTAAAGGTCGGTCTGCTGGTACTGGTCTTCGTTCTATGTTCTTGGAACTTGCCGCAGGTTCCGATGCGTTCGGAATGAGTCACGGGGTACAAGCGTTTGACCCTGTGACAGGCGACTTCGTAGGTATGCCGAAAATTATTGACCAATTTGGTCAGTTACTTGATGGTATGTCTAAAGCCGAAGGTCTGCAATTTATTGGGGATATTTTCGGTAAGCCAGCCGCTTCCCCTTTGTACGCTTTATTTACTGGTGGTATCGAAGCTTACGAAGCGCACAACGAAAAAATGCGTGATCTTGGGTCAGCCGCAACATTCATGGAAAAACTCATGGATACGATTGCCGGTTCTCTTGACCGTTTCCAAGCAGCGTCGTCAAACTTTGCGCGTGCGATGGGTGTTATCGCTGGTAATATTCTAAAACCGTTCATCGATATTATGACAATTCTTCTCGGTGTGATGACAGATGCACCACGGATTGTCCAAATTGCGGCTATCGCAATCACCGGTCTAGCCGGGGCTATGATGATTCTCTCCGGGGCTATTATGGTCTTTAAAGGACTCGGTGGAATGGCTATTCTCTTTAGTGCTTTCAAGATTATGGGCGTTGTGGCGTTAGCGTCTTCGTTTGGTCTTCTCGCTCTCATTGGTGCAGTAATCCTCTTCCGAGACAAACTAGGTGGTTGGGGAGAATCAATTAAAGAAGCCTTCGGCCCGTTTATGAATATTCTTGAATACCTAAGTTCAATTAATCAAGCTAATAACCCTGTGCAAAAGTTCCTCGGAGCTATGGACGACGGCCCCTTAAAGACCTTCGCAATCGGGGCTGGTCGTGTAGTAGAAGCGTTGGCCGATCTTTGGTACTTCATTAGTCAAGGAGATTGGGACCGATTTTGGCGGCGTCTTCCAGGTGAACTTCGACAAGCAGCCGGTGGCTTCGATATTATGTTCGACGCTATTGGTGATGTTGATTGGTCTGAAAAGATTCTATCTGCGATCCAATGGACCGGAGAAAATATTGTCTTCCCGATGATTGTTGCTACGTTTGAAGTAGGAATGGCTCTTGCGGGTGATCTTGCGAAGTGGGCAGGGAATCTGTGGGGTTGGGTGCAGAGTAAAATATTCGGAGAAGATGACGGGGTAGGCGGGGCAGCCCTTGATGCGTTGACAGGTAGAAGAGGAAGAGGGTCTTCCGATACAGAATATAAACTACCGTTTGGAACAGTAAGTATTGAAGCGGGAATTCAGCTTACTGGAACAATTCTTGCCGCAGCGGGAAATCTTTGGGGTTGGGTAAAAGCCAATCTTCAAACCGGGGGCACAACATCGTATTCTCCAACAGGAATTTATGCTGATGGAGGGACTGGTGAACAAATAATGAGCGGGTCGAAAGACAACACGCTTTTCATCGGAACTGTGTTTATTGATGGTGTAGTAAGTGCCGCTGAATCTTTACTCACTGGTTTGGAATCTTTTGTTCCTGGTTTAATTACCAAAGTTACCTCCTTTTTTACACTTGATAGCGAAACTGGAGAAGCATCAATCACGCTCGGTTCCATAAAAATTAATCTTATTCCTGAGCTTGCCGAAGGTGTTGATGATGATTTGTTTGAAACTCTTTCAAGCGTGTTTCAGGTTACTCCGGAAATGGCAATTGAGATTGAAAACTTCGGTGAAGAACTCGGTACACTGTTAGGAACGGTTCTTGGTTCTGTGCTTGGCGCAGACTTCCTTAACGAAAATAACGTTGAATTAACCGGCCCGAGTGATGAAGAGTGGGCAAATGCCTTTTCAGCCTTTGCAGATGGTTTTGCTAGAGGCTTTAGAATGGCGATTAAGAATACACTTGAAGAAGATTTATTAACGTTTCTTAATGAAGACCTCTTAGGGTTCTGGAACGAAATCTTAGGGTTGTTCCAAAAAATCCCGATCGTCGGGGGTGCCTTTGAAGACAGAGAACTTATGGCGTGGATGGACGAAAACGGAAATGTTATGATCGGGTTTATGGAAGACTACGAACTCTTCCTTCAAGAACAAGCGGATGGAAACCCACCAGAAGTTATGTTACCACCACCTCTCTTTCTTATGCCTGGAGATATGGGTAATCTTGACGATAGATCATCTAACGCATGGAACACCATGTTCAATCAAGGTAAATATGGTGGGCCTAGTGATGATAGTGACTATGTGTTCCACTCTCCCGGCGAAGGATATGCTATTCCACAAGCCCCTTCGTACACACCCCCGCCGATCACAGCTGAGGAACAAGTTATCCCCGCAAGACTAGAGCTTGATACGACAGACGCTTTGGCAAAACTTGCATCGCTTATCGGTGGCGGTGGAACATCTAAAGCTAAATATGTTGGTGGAGGTAATACGTTCAAAGCAACTTTTGAACTTGACACCGCAGAAGCAGCGGCGAAGAAAACCGAAGCCCAAACGTGGGGGCTAACGTGGGCCGGAGCAGTCTATGAATCTGACTTCAATATTAATAGTATTGACGCAACAAATAAAGCAAATACAGCCTTTATGTCTGGGTTCAATTGGGCTGGGTCACTCTTTACCGCAACGTTTAGTGTTAATATTAGCCCATTAGAAACGGCGCTTGTCCGAGTGAGAGAAATCGCCCAAGAAATTTCAGACGTGATGCCTCACTCTCCGGCGCGAAAAGGGCCGCTTCGTGAAGAAATTAGTTTCCAGTATATCGCGGATAACTTCGGTTCCGTGGCCGATCAGCTTGCGCTTCACGCACAAGCAAGTGCAGCAACAGTGGCCGGAAGCTTTGACCGTGCGTATAATGCACAACCAACAATGGGAGTACGGGCACCGGCATCTGCTGTGCATAACACATTCAACTATGCGGTAACAGCGGAAGACCTGGCGCGGCTTCAAAAGAAATCAGAACAAGGTCTTATGACTGTTGCGGAAACTGATAAAGAAATTCGTATGACATTGGGAATGGTGTAATCTATGGCGTCTTTCGGACCTAGAACGTATGGTTATGTAAACAGTGGTACAAGCGAAGGCTATGCCATTGTTCTCGAAAATTATGCACGCTCATATAGCGAAAATCAAAACTCCGCCCATATGTGGGCGGTTACTTTGCGTGGCCGTGTCGGTAGAGTGTCGGCTGTGGAAGGCAACCCCTCATTTAGATTTGTTATTTGGGAAAATAATTCTAGTTATGAACCGACTACAACTCGGGCGTATGGGGAAGAGGAAACATCATCAACTGATCTTACATCCGGATCGACCGGAGCCGTGTACACTTCTGATATTGTTTCAGCAGCCGGTTCTCCCACGAACGACTCTGCACAGCTTTGGGCTGGTAAAAGTTATAGTTTAGGTATTCAGTCAGACCATGCAGACCTCCATGTGGCAATGATTTTCGCCGCAAGTATTTCTAAAGTAAACGAGAACATCTACCAACGACAGTCTGCGGAAAACGCAACTATTCCGCCAAGCACATTTGGTACGGCATCCGTAGCATACGGTCAAGGGCATCTTACTGTTTGGACAGAAGGATACGCAAACGAACCACCTCGCGTGCCGGTTGATCGTGTACCTAGCGGAACTATCAGTGATGCAACTCCTACGTTCACATCAACGTTCCGAGATAGAAACGGGGCGTGGGGAACGGCGAACTCTGGATATGATTCGGGTGATGTCATCAACCGGTATCGTATTCAAGTTCGTCGTGTTTCTGATGAAACAATTATGTGGGCACCTAGTTCGTTTAGTGCCACATCTACTGAAAAGACAAACAATGCTACTTCGAAAGTTTATGCTGGTTCGGCTCTTTCGTTGGGAACAACATATGAGTGGAGAATTCAGCATCAAGATATGTTTGAAGAGTGGGGTGACTATTCCGATTGGTTAGAATTTACCCCGGCACAAGCGGGGTATGTCTTTACCAATGCGTCGTCACCAACTGGTAAACAAGAAGTAATTACCGGTATTACGTTCGGTGGTTCATGGACACACCAAAGTTCTACGTCTACAAATGCGGTGCAGGTTCGAATAAAAGAAAACGGAACCGTTGTTCAAACAAGCGGAACTATTACTAAAACAGTAGTGTCAGCGGTGTCTCCTGGAACTGCATTTACCGTATCCTGGGCTGATACCGGGTTTAGCTCGTTGGATTGGGGTAGAAACTATACCTATGAGATTCGGGCACGGGATACTTCAAATGTGTGGTCTGACTGGTCTGATGGAAGAGCATTCAATACAAACGCGTCTCCTAGCACACCATCTAACCTTATTCCCTCGAATGGGAGTACCTCTACGAGCTATCCGCTCCTACGATGTAGTGCGTCTGATCCGGACTCTGACGACGACGGGGCAAGTCTTACTGTTAAAGCAATTATTACTCGTCCAAATCTATCAACTGTAACTGTAACGCTACCATACGTAAGCGGAGAGTATCAATATCAAACAACGGGTACGGAAATTACGGCAACTGGAACATATTCCTGGGTAGCATATAGTTATGACGGAACATTATATTCCGGAGAGCAGACAGTAGAAGCGAACGCTGATAAATCGTCCGCGGGTACGTTTGTGTATGCGACCGGCCCTACGGTAACTATTACGTCTCCTACGGAGGCGGAAGTTATTGAGACAATTGATCCTACGATTACGTTTAGTGTCTCGGGCGGAACTCAGGTTGAGTACCGAGTTATTATCACACAGGTAAGCGATAGTGCAGTTGCGTATGATTCCGGTTGGGTTGTTGATACAGCAACGTCTCACGATGTTCCATTAGGGTATTTAGATAATGAGACGGAATATACGCTTGTTGTTCAAGTTGAGGATAACTTAGCCTTAATCGGTATTTCAGGGGAACGAGCGTTCGAAATTGATTACCCCCCTGTGCCAGCACTAACAAACTTCCAAGCTAACCCGATGCAGGTAACAACGGACACTGTTCCATCAGCGATTCGCTTGACTTGGGATGCTTCTATTGAACCGGCACCGTGGTTTGTTCGCTATATTCTACGAAGAAGTGACTTAACTAACCCACTTGCATATATTTCTAGCCAGTCTCAAACCGAATACGTTGATTATCTCCCGGTGTCCGGGGAGAGCTACACATATACAATTCGACAAGTCAATGTTATCGACGGTCTAAACTTGGCTGGTCCTACGGTATCTGCGGAAGCTTCTATTGATTTAGAAGGTGTAGTTCTATGTTCTGTAACAAGCCCAAGCACCCTTCGAGCTAACCTTTCTTTCGGGGAAAGCCGAAGCCACCGCTTTACGAACAATGACCAAATTTATCTTCCCTGGGGGGCTACGAAACCAACTACGGTACGAGGAAATATTAAATACTGGACAACATCCGGTCGGTACAAACTTATTGATGATAACCGAATCGGAGTTACCGCAGCACAGCGGGTGCAAGAACTTGAGGATATTCTTAACTCTGGTAATATTCTTTGCTACCGAGATTCTCGGGGGCGGAAACGGTTTGTTGTTCCAGAACGAGAAGGTACAGAATTTAGTGACGAATTTTTCCTTCAATCAGAAGTAACTTTGGCACTTAGAGAAGAAGCATACGAAGAGGGCGAATCTTAATGGCACAGCCGGTTGGCGGAACCGTTACAATTGATGCGCGATTATGGGTATCTGATCGGTCAGGAAATCTTATTCGAGATATTACCCGCTATGTAGACTCGGGTTTTGTCGATTGGGATGCTGACCGGTCAGGCGGCTCTCCGATGGGCTGCGAGTTTGTTTTGTCAAAAACGAATTTACTCACCCCCTGGAAAGACTACCTTATTCCGTTTCAAACACTGACTTACGATTCTGGCGTAACCGTACGTGCGCAAATGGGTCACTTTATGGTCATGCCATACGGAGAAACGCATTCGGCTATTGACGAGCGAAGTACCGTAACAGGGCGTGATCTTACAATTGTTCCTGCGTTATCTAAGTATCTAGACAGAGAAAACTTTTCTGCATCAACAAACCTTGTCACCCTACAAACGGGAATTCTTACCGATTTAGGTTTAACAAAATATAATTTTCCGTCAACATCAAAGGTTCTTGGGTCAGCTAAAAGTTTTGGAGTTGGGACGACAAAACTTCAAGCAATGAACCACTTCTTTCACCGATTTGGGTGGTATCGGCTTTTTATGGAGTTGGACGGAACGCTACGCTCTCTACCTTATCGCAAATTATCTACGTCACAGCCTTCTAAACTGTATACCGAAGACCATATTGTTGATTTGTTAGAAGTAGACACCCCACCAACCGATAAATTTGCGAATATTATTATTCTTCAAAAAGAAATTGAAGGCGGCGGGTCTATTCAGTCTATTGCAAGAGAAGACAGTCCAACCGTTCCGTGGAGTACCGTTTCATTAGGAATTGATATTGTTCGAGGGCCGGAAACAGTTACCGATGTAGAAGATCAAACATCCCTTGATTTACTTGCACAGTCTGAACTCGATAACGCTGCTGCGTATGAGAAAATTATTCAACTTCGCACGCTTCCCGATCCAAACCAAGAAATCTACAGAACGGTAGACCTTTATCTTACAGGAGCAAAAGAACATCTGAACGGTCGTTATCGTGTCTCGGCGTGGAGAATCGGGTTTACTCCGAACGACGCGTTGGTAGACTTAACTCTCAGCCGTGTGGCGAGGTTTGTTGATAACTTATTGGTGCCTGGTCAAGGACTATTGGATATATAATATGTCATATGGAAAAAGCCTAGCACAAACTATTATCTCCGCTGTGCGACAGGAAATGTCTCGGTACATTGATGTGTATTCGGCGGTTGTTACGGCCATTGACACAATCGGAGACGGCCTTCAAATTCGTAAGCTTGGCGAAACAACTGCGAGTGAAGAACGATACGCACGATTGTCGGACCATTATGTTATCGTTGACGATGAAGTATTAGTATTAGAAATTCGACAGAAACCATACATTCTCGGAAAAATTAAATCCGGGGTAGAGACGGCTCCTACAATTACCGTTCTATCTCCGGCTGGAACCGGGGCTACTGGTCAGATTCTTTCTGGTGGCACGGATTATGCCGGGGAAATTGAGCTTGAGGCCGGTAGCGCTTCCCTTTCTTCCGGAAATGTTTTGACCTTTAATTTTGGTCAAGAAAAACCCGATGTAAATTATAATATTCTTCTCTCCCCCACAACAAACGCATCTGGTGACTTGCAAGCCCGATATAATACCGTTTCTCGTACGGTAAATGGATGGAATCTCAATTTCCGGGTTGCCCCAACTGCGAAAGCAACCTATAGATTCGCTTATTTTATTCGTCAATCCAAACGATAAGAGTTGCTATTTTTAGTAAAGTGTGTTAGACTATAATCTATAATTAGGATTATGGGGGTATATGTCTAACCTATCTTTACAATCGTTAGGGGATGTGTCGTGGGACACCTGGCGAGAAATTCTTAAAGAAGCAGATAGTCCAATTCTTGAAGAAGGCTCTCTAGCCTATGATGCTGCAAAACCGCACACAGCGGTATGCCTTGCAACGTTGAAAAATACATCGGCGTATGGATTATCTGGACTTCCAATCGAATATCATAATCCTTTTAATATTAAGTCTACTGGAAGTTTTGCAGGTTATGTAGAGTTTTCTACATATGTCGAAGCCATTACACATTGGAAACAAGATTACTTTCCGGATCAAAACATTTATGATACGTCGCTGCTGTGGAGCATCGTAAGAGACACTGAATACTTTCTTTCACTAGAATCTAAAAGATTCTATGAAAATAAAGTAGACGGATATTTAGATTCTGATGGATCACCAACAGAATCGACACTATTACGGTGGTGGGGGAATACACCACCTGCAAGTCAAAAAATTTTTGATTTGTGGAAACGTGTAGGGGCCGACACCGGACTCTATCCCCCGGTATATGCTACTTGTGTTGTAGGAAACGGTCTAGAAGTTCTTTTTGTTAATGGACTTCGGATTTATGAAGATTATACTACCCACCGACTACGAATATTTGGGGCAACGGTCTAATATGTTGCCTCATACTACAATACAAGTGGGTTAAGGTAAATAAAGATGCTAAATTATGTGGGATATGTTACAGGGGAACTTAGCCGAATTATCAATACGTCTAATCCCCTTGCTTGGATTCTTGCGCCTGGCGTTTTTGTGGTTTACTGCATACCCGCTCTTATTAATCGAACGGCGGAAGAACAAAGCCCTGCTCGAAGCAAACAATCAACTTCACGACACAGTTCAACGAATTTGGGAGCTTACCGAAAAGGTGGACTCGAACAAAAAATTCTCAGACTTAGAAAAGTAGACCCAAATATCTACAACGACCAAGAAGTACAACAAGCGTATTTGACCCTTAACAAAGCAAAACAATTAGAGTCGTTGCTTAAATTACAGGGAGAGTAATGTATACAACACGTCTTTCAACTACCGGTAAAGGCCACAGCAAAGCTACTCCGAACGAAGCCCTTAATTACGCACATCAACGAGGTGCGCAGCGTTGGAATGATGTAGTCCGATTCGTAAATACCGTGTGGGACTACGCAGAACGAATGAATATTCGCCCCGAGGTTGTATTCGGACAATGGTGCGATGAAACAGACGTAGGGAAATCCTTCTACTGGAATACGCATCTTAACCCAGGTGGTTTGAGAATTACGTATTCGGGTGAAGCGTCTCGCACATGGGTAAACGGAACAGATGCGGCGTTAGGAATGCTCCACCGGTTAAGTTTATATATTTACGGGTATGAACACGAAGCTATTTCGACGTTTAGTGAGTTTGACCCTCTTCCAAATGAAGTTGGAAAAGCCGGTTATTTAGGAATCGCTAAGACAGTTCAAGATTTATCTGGACGATGGGCTGCGAACCCAAACTATGCGAGACAAATTGTAGCGCATCTTAATAATGCGTTTCCGCTAGGGGACGATCAATCAGACAGGAGCAACGACAGTATGGATGACGGTCCTATTTTTGGAAACGTAGTTCACCCACCGTTTGTAGATAAGTATATTCCAAACTCTCAAACAAGTGCGTGGGATGACCTCGGACAACGAACCCCCCTCGGAGTGTGTCAACACTCGATGATTGGTTCACTTACCGGAACAGACGGATGGTTTCGCCGTGGAACCGCCAGCAATGGCCTCACAGACTACGGGATCGGTGGTTCTACTGACGGAAACCTTGACGGCGTTATTTACCGGTGGAACGATCCTAAAGGTCGTCGGAGTGGTTGGGCAAACGGTTCCTCAGATGGTTTGGAGGGAGACGGCGTTGCATTCGTTCGTAAGATGGGTATTAATGCGATTAACCGTGATCTTGTTTCGATTGAAAGAAGTGACGGCGGAAATATTAACACACCTATGAGTGACCGTCAATTTGCGGCTATCTGTGGGCTTACCGCCTATTGGTTCGACCAAGCAGAGGTGCCGTGGGATCAGTTTCCTCTTAACCCCCATGTTAATCTCGTAACCCATCTTCTCCATAAAGAAATTGCTACAAAGGATTGCCCGTTCCCCCCTGTGTACAACCGTATTCAGGAGATTCAAAACCGGGTTCGGTCAATTATGAAAGCGGCACAGGTTCCATCTGTTGTTCCTCCAAAGGAGCTTCCTCCCGAATCTATTCCGGTTCCCGACACGGGTTGGCCTAAGGGTTGGACGACTCCGCAGCTTGCTGATCGGTGGGGCACTATTCCTAGATTTGAGCCTAACGGAGGCATTGGAGCGTTTTCATTCAACGAAAACCACGCGGTTATCAATGCTTGGGTTGCGCGTGCAGCCGGGGATGCGAACCGAACACACCACACCGACCTTCCACGGCCTATTGCATGGCACCGCTTAAATGCTGATGATGGGCGTGTAAGCGATGTTATTCTCTTCCACGGCAGCGCAGCACGAGCCTGGGCGCTGTACCGACCAGACGTGAATGTGCGTTGGGTTTGGGCTAACTAAGGATTAATTATGGACGATACAACAATTGGCGCAATTACAAACGCTCTCGCAGTTCTCGGTTTACTTTCAATCACGTATGGTAAGTTTATCGGGCCTCGACAGACACGCCTGGTGCAAGCGGTTATTGATGGGAAACAAATCGAATCTCGTTACCGCCCTGCGGTAAACTTCGTTACCGGGGTAGGTCTTGCAGTAGCCCTCTCCGCATTTTTGGCGGTGTGGCTCGGTAGTTGGGAAGTGCTTATCATCGGTGTAGTAGCCGGAGTATTCGCCTCAGAAGAAGCCGCGTCTACGCACGACGACGCAAGTAATCAACTAGCAACTGTGTTCTCAACTGAACAAACAAACGGCACAACAACCTCTAAAACGACTTCCGCAGGACTGCCCCTTGAAATGGCTGTAGACGACAAGTAGTTCTTAGTGTAGTATAATTGACCGGAGATACAAGCGTGTCTCCGGTTTTTATTTTGTAAAAAAGGATAAATAATGTCTCGTATTTGGTTACTTGAAGAAATAAACGACGCTCATACAATGGACGCCGACGATTTTTTGCGAAAGTATCAAGATCGAACGTTTGATGCGTGGAGAATTAAGCGTGGTCGCACGCTTCCATCTATTCAAAATCTCCCCCAAGAATTCACATCGAACAAACGTATTGGAGAACTAGACTGGCGAGAAGTAAATGCCCTTGCATTACAAATGCAGGAGCTAAAGCAACGGGCTAGCTACAGTCAAGACACCGCGGAAATAAAGATCGACACTGATAAGCCGGTGTGTATTGTGGGCTTATCTGATACACACATTTTATCCTGGGGAACAGACCACGCCCTTCTCGAAGAAATCACCAATGAAATTTTAGAGACAGACGGCTTGTACGTAGCGCTTCTCGGTGACTTGCAACAAATGTCTATCAAGATGCGTGGTGTGTTAGAAGTATCTGACAATATGTTTCCTCCGGAAATTCAGCACCGGTATCTCGAAGCGTGGTTGAAAGAAATCTCCCACAAGGTTCTTTTTGCAACGTGGGACAACCACTCAGCTATGCGTGAAGAAGAAGCTAGCGGGTATTCTCGCTACTCAGACATTTTGAAACGAAATGTTATTTATCACAACGGGATCGGGCATCCAGATGTGACGATTGGAGACGAGACGTATAAGCTAGCCGTTACGCACGCTTTCCCTCGACGCTCTCAATATAACCCGTGCTATGGGGGTGTGATGTACCTAATGTCTCACGGGCATTCCAGAGAGATTGCTATGTCAGGTGACTCACACGTTCCGGGTATCTCGTGGTTCACTCACGGAGAAACCCCAAAGCTCGCTACGAACGCAGGAACGATCCAAACAAACTCCGGATACGCAAAACGGTTCTTCACCCTACACACGCACCCAAGCTTCCCTGCTGTCATTCTGTGGCCTGACAAGCACCATTTCGAACCTGTGGTAAGTGTCAAAACCTGGAAACAACTTTATACATAAAAAAAGAGCCGCAAGGCTCTTTTTTTTATCCCCATTGTTCGGCCATAGCATCTGCAATTCCTTGGTAGGTTTTGCTTCGTTCCTTAGCGCGTGTTTCGCTTGGTCCTAGTCGATTCTGACCACTATCGGTTTGATTCGCCCACCGATTTTTTCCGTTCACAATTCTTGGCTCAATATAGTTTGTTGGCATAAGAATAGGAAGATTCTTTAACCACAAACATGTAGACTTACTTGCGTCGTCTCCAAACATATACGGTTGGATTATTTGATCTGGCTTACGATAGGCAGAACTGATTCGACCAATAGGGTTTTCTAGAGCAATTTTAGGGATATTGTGATCGATGAACCCCTCACCCATTAAATTGAAGACAAACAACATCGCTTCATGCGTTAGTTCAGACCGGCCTGGAACCTTGTTATTCCAATGAAGACCGGACGAACTAAGATACGTACACGGCGGATGTGCAATCATCATATCCCACCCGTCATTGATAATATCAAACACGTCGCCTTCGTAATGAGGGCCGGGGGATTCAGTCGGAAGCAAATCGCAGGACATTGCGTCGTGACCTTTTCGAATAAAGGCGTCTCTAACAACGCCTGAATACTCGCACGCGACAAGAATTTTCACTATACCCCCCTAATTGAGTACGAGTTAAGAATTGTACACAGAGCCTCGGCGTTCCCCATGGCATCGTCAACCGCACTATGCGTGTGCTTGGTTATTCGATACTTCTTGAAGCTCTGCTTGAAATCCGCCCGGAGTCCTTTGTAGAAACTTGTCAGACTAAGCGAACTAAATCCAAACGGGTTAGACCCGATGTAATAATGAAAATAAGCATTGACGAACTGCCAATCGAATCCCGCATTGTCTGAAACAAACGAAGGTCTACGAACTCCCTCCGGCGTTACGTGTTGGACCCACGAATTGAATTTTTCCATTGTAAGCGAGGCACGTGGATAACCTTCAATCTCTGCTCGGCTTCGACCGATAGCTTCTAGAGCATCATTACGGGATACGTGATTTGGCAAGGGAGCCATACTTCCGAGAAACGTCGCGCCGATTTCGTACATCGTTTTGTTTGCGGGACGATGAACAACTACCGCCCCAATCTCGATCATGGAATTGATAAGCGGAGTTGGCCCGTCTGCTTCGACATCTACACAAATAAAAAACACGTTACTATCCTTTCACTTCTGTTTCTTGTTGAGTAGTTGAAATTTCTTCAAAAAAGTTTGTTACGGGTGGCATTCCTGCGACCCAAATAAACAAGGGTTTTGGGAATGTGAACGTTTCTAATTTATATTGGAGAACGCGCACGCTTGCAAAATATAGTTCTGATTCTTGTTGAATAGTCTCAATAAAATTTAAGACATACGTGCGTATTTGCTCTTTATCAAGCGATGCGTAGGAAATAACCTCACTTCCCGTACCCGCGTAATCAACCAACACAATATAAACGAACACGTTCCCTCCTATGCTTCACACACTGCGCACGAAAGAATATCAGCACTCTGTGTGTACGACTTTGCTGCATTAAAACCAATTTGGTAATACAGCGACTTGACACCCAACCGCCACGCTTCGAGAACAAGCGCGTTCATATCCTTGGTGGTTGTGCGGTCAGGATCAATCATTAGATTGAGCGACTGGCTTTGGTCAATAAACTTTTGCCGGTCTGCTGCTTGTGTCACAATCTCCATCGGAGAAATCTCACTAAATGTTTTATACACCATTTTCTCGTAGTCGTCAAGGTCTAAGTGCTGCACGCTTCCTTGATTAGCGAGGATGCTTTCCCACACGGCTTCTGTATTCAGCCCCCGCCTTTCCAGGGTAGACATCAAATGCGGGTTTCGGATTGTGTACTTGCCTTTTTGCAAATCTTTGATGTAATAGTTCGACGCGTGCGGCTCAATGCCTTCCGAGATTTGCCCCAGGATAAACGCCGAGGACTTTGTGGGGGCTACCGCCATAGTTGTTGTGTTTCGAAGCACCCCGTCAAATTCGTTCGCCCCAAACCATGTTGCGAGTTCAGCGGAGGCGAGATAACTTTTCTCTTGAATGTTTTTGAAAATCTGTTTGTTCAACGTTCGTGCAACCACACTCTCAAACGGAACCATGCGTGATTGCAGGTACGTGTGATACCCCACGGCTCCGATACCGATAGCCCGGTGCCGTTCCGCGAACCGTACAGCACGTTCCATGTAAGGTAGCTCTCTCGCTTTAGCGATAAAATCAGTCATCACCGCATCGAGAAAGTACGTCAGAATCTCCACCGCATCTGTGTCTTTCCACTCGTCGTATTTTGAAATGTTCATGCTGGAAAGATTGCAGACGAACGACTCTTCTTCATTCGACGGGAGCGCGATCTCCGCGCACAGGTTGGATGAATTAATAAGTCCTCTATAGGATTCCGGTGCTTGATTATTTACGTTGTCAATGAAAATAATATACGGATACCCTGTGCTAAACCTGGAGTCAAGTACCTTCGCCCATAGCACACGCTTATCGTGGTCGCCGCCAATCATCGCGTTCAACCACTCGTCGGTAACAGTAATGCCGAAGGAAATATCTTGAAGTGGGTTTCCTTCCGAACGCGTATTAAGAAATTCGCTGGCGTCTGGATGTTCGATAGGGAGATACGCGGCAAAACTCCCCCGCCGTGCGGACCCCTGAGAAATGACGTTCATCGTTGTTTCAAACAACTGCATGAAGTGAACGGCTCCAGAAGAATTACCATTGTTGGTAATAGGTGCCCCGCGATGCCGAAGCTTTCCGAAATAAGCTGATGTTCCGCCGCCAAACTTAGTCATCATGCCGACCTCGGCCTGGGTAGTCAAGATGGATTCGGTAGTGTCATCAATGTACGAACCGAAACAACTGATCGGAAGACCACGACTCGTACCAAAATTAGCCCAAATGGGTGTACTAAGGGAGTAGTACCCCTCACTCATATATTGGAAGAACTTATCTTCGAACCACGGAAGGTTGAGAATCCTCCCTGCAGTTTTCGTAATATGAGCAATACGGTCTTCGGCAGATTGCCCGTTAACCAAGTACCCGCGTGATAAAAATTGCCGACTCTCCGGCGTCAACCACTCAAACATAGACAACTCCTAAAACAGATCGTTACTTGTGACCGATTGTGTACGCTTTGTGTACGCAGTCGATTTTTTTGAAAAAAAGTCAATTGCGACCGTAGCTTGAAGTTCTTCTTCAAACCATCGAAGATTTTCAGGGCACGGGTTATTAAAGTTCGTTGCCTTTAGATTCATTTGATCCAAACTTTTCCAGATACGAAAACGAATAAACTCCTTCACATCCTCACTACGGAGAAAACCCAACGCGTCGTCATCCCCAAAAATGAAATCCACGACATTACATTCCGCTTGGTACGCTTGATTTGCTTGGGTAAGGAACAGATTCACCCACGAAAGAGGGGTAAAGAAAGTACCGGACTCCCGAGAAAGGGTGTCAATGAGCCAGAAACCAAAGTGGGCGTGAACTGTTTCTTCCTGTTGGGTGGCTTGCACCACGTTATCAATATCTTTTAATACGTTTCTGTATTTATTAAATGACTTGATAATAAGAAACTGAGAAAATAAGCTTACATTCTCTACAAGCATAGTAAATAAGGAAATAGACAGAAGAATCTTTTCAATATCACCCCCCATGCTTGTTTCTAGTTTCTTTGTAAGGTAGTTAAATCGGTTTGACAGGACCGGAGAATTGAGGGATTCCTGAAAGTCGTCCTCGATACCAAGCACCGTTAACAGGTGAGAATACGCATCAGCGTGTCGCACCTCGGACTCAGCAAACACAGCTCCGACTTGCTCAATTTCTGGCTTCGGAAACATCGTTCCGATGTTTCCCCAAAACCGTTTCACCGCAATCTCTACCTGGGAGATAGCGAACAATGCTCGTGTGATAACACCGCGTTCATAGGAACTGATGTTGGTGTAATAATCTTGAATATCACTGGTGAAGCTCCACTCGCTCACAAGCCAATAACTGTGTTGAATAGCTTCTTTATAACCGGAAACGTCATATTCAAACGGCTTGAAGCTTTGACGTGGAAGACAAATATTCGGAGTAATAGACACGAATAATCCTTTCTCTACGAAGGTAAGACTTCTATTATAACAAAAGCTAGGGTCAGAATCTAGTACCTAACCCCAGCCATTAGTCCCATAGTTTTAGTTAATTATGTTAGTCTGTGACAAAACACCCACAACCCCCAACATCTGAAAAATCTATATCTTTCTGGTTCTTTTCTAAACGCTCCCGTAGAGCGTGCAAGGTCAGTGGTTTTGTATCCCCCCCTCTCCTGTCTCGAAGAATTGCTACCTTGCTACCAATAAACTCTTGAAATTCTAATTCTTTTCGTTCGTGGTAAAGGTACAGTGGTTTATTTGTTTTCAGTAAATTTGCGAAATGACCGGCTCCCGCTCGGACACAAAACCCCCCGCAATTATTGTGGGTAAACCCTTGTTCGTACAATGCGGGTAGTTTGATATTGTGTTCGTGAAGAATAGTAATCATTTCTGTTTTCGTCAGAAACGGTTCTTCACACATCGGGAATTCAACCAGGTATGGAAACCAGTTTGCTGTCGGTGCTTTTTTTCGATGTTGTTCTGTCCAATCTATACCTAAATATAGAACGCTTGTCTCCGGAGCAAAGTTTTTTACGATATATTTCCGAGACATATCTTGCTTTAATACGTGCGAACATTTTGCTAACCGAGAATTTCCTAAAAATCTTGTGTCTTTAAAAACATCCCAAGGATCACGTCCGTCAGATAACCAAACAAAATGGTCTAACTTTTCGGTTACAGCGTGAGACAATGCAACCAACTGTTTCTTTCGCTCGTCGGGGTTTTCATGTAACTCTTCCAGAAGAGACACACGGGTTAGAAGCTCTAATACATCCGCCCCAAAAAGTAAATTGTACGTTTCTAAAAGAAATGTGTAGAGAGATTTATCTTCAATGAGGGTGTCAGTAAAAAGAAGATACGTATTGTCTGTTCCATACTTTTCAATCACCCGCTGTGCCGTAATAAAACTTCCAATCCCACCGGAATAAAACACGATATGTTTTGTTTGACTCATGCTTCCTCCCATACTTTTGTGTTACCCCAATTGGAGCCGACTTTGACTTCAATATCTAACACCGCGCCAGAGGGGTTATCAATCGGCCATGTGGTCATATTCCGACGAATAACCTCAATTGCATCAGCTTCTTTTCCTTCTCGCACTTCACATTCAATAGAGTCGTGAACCAGGAACAAGCCTCGTCCGAGATTCTTTTCTTGAAGTTCGGTGTTGATCTTAATAAACGCAAGAAGGTTTAAATCGGACGCGAAGCTTTGCACAGGGGCATTCACTGACTGGTTCAACACGTTCTGACGGTTCTCCCGTGTAATGAGGTTCCATCGACGTACACGTCCAAACGGGGTTCTGCTTCGGCCTTCGGTCAGCGCGATCTTGTGTTGATTAGCATACCATTCCCGATACTTCGGCGCAACTTCAAACACGCTATCAATAAGAACCTGTGCCGTTTCTTCTGTGATAGGCACCCCTTCGGCGGAAAGGTTTTTTGCGAGTCCCATAGCTGAGATACCATAGAACACTCCGAAGTTGGTTGTTTTCGCAATCTGACGTTGTTCATCAGTAACGTCGTCTACCGGAATTTTGAAAATGCGTGACGCCATTTCCTTGTGAAAATCTCCGGTCATCACAGCTTGTCCAAGCACATCGTCTCCAGACAAGAACCACGCGCACCGGACTTCAAGCTGTGCAAAGTCACTCGACACCCAGACGTGACCTGGCGATGGAAGGAAGATACGCTTAATTGAGTCGAAACCCCCCTTCAACGTATTCGACCGGGGAATGGTTTGCAACGGCGGGTTGTGCATCGCCAAACGACCGGTTACAGCCCCACGCAAATCAATGTTCGGATGTACGCGACCATCTGACTTAATATCGTCCACGATGCCCTTAACATACGTGTTCATCATATGATTCATCAGCGTGAACTCTTCAAGCATCGTTACGAGAGGATGCCCCTTATGCACGTCTCGAAACGCTTTTCCGGTCGTAAGGTTTTTTGTATCCTCGTCAAATACTTTTTTGAGTTTTAGTGTTTCATACGCGAACGCTTTGATTTGTCCATCTGAGGCCGGGTTCAACGGCTCTTCTTTGTAAAGTTGCTCCCACCCGATAAACTTTTCTTTATCAACGGGAACGCTAACCATCTGACCGTGTACTTTCTTCCGCTTTATCTCGGTAACGGTTTCATAGCGACGAATCTTTTTGTCCTCAACAACTCGTTTCCACCCGTTATCGGCGGCGTATTGTTGAATTGCCTGGCGAGACGCGGCGATCTTCGGAAGCCAAATTTCCCCAAGCTGTGCAAGATATGTCTGATCGACAAGAATACCTTTTGATTCTACATCAGCAAAGGTTCGTTGTGCCGGTTCAAGAATGTTCCGTACAAGGTCTACCGTGCCCTCTTCTTCAATGAGTTGTTGCAAAATAGGTTCAACCCTGGATGTGTACACCACATCTAACCCGGCGTATTTTGCAAGAATAGGTCGGGGTACATTTTCCCACCCGGACTTTCCAACACCGAGATATTGGTGAACCTCGTCTTCATAATATGGAGAATTAAGCCACTCCCGCGAGAGTGTTTTAAGACCAACCTTCCCCTTGTGTTCAGTAAGTCCTAAAGCCATACACATTGTATCAATGTCGTTAGCCGGTAAAACGTTGAAATACTTTTCAAACCACTGTCGGTCAAACGACATATTGTGAATGATCCATGTAAATCTGCTATCGGATAGTAGATTTGCAAACTTACGCTTCAACACCGGATTATTCAAAACATCGTATTCAAATACAGCGGCTTTTTCAGTATTTCCGATAGCGACCTGAATAAGATAGTTATCAATAACACTAAGCCCGGACGTTTCTACGTCGATAGAAAGCTTATACCCAGCTCGTCCTGCTAAGAGCGCGTCTAGCACGCCGTTCGCTTGCTCTACACTCTTCACATGGTTTACTGGAATGTTTTCGGTTCGATCCATAATAGACAGTTTGCCGGTTGAAATTCGCACAGCGCGGCGAGTTGAGGAAAGAATATCCTCAAAGTTACTTTCGGCTGTTTTATTATTTGCCATAACAGAAGATGGATTATACGTTGGAAGTACAGGGGCAGGGAAGAGGGTTGGAAACTCTACTACCCCTTGCACTTCTTTCAATGTTTGCCGCGTATCTAAGGTGCTTCGTGACGCCGTTGTTCCAAGAGCAAGAATCATGTTTGGTTGAACAAGTTTCAACTCATGGATTAGGCGAGGACGACAACAATCAATAGCTCCTGATGGTGCCGGAATGTCTGTGTAATGAGCATCTTGGTTTTGGCACAGTACGGCGTGAGTGGACCATACTGTTTCGAACGACTCACCTTCACGCTTTAAAACATTCTCAAACACAACACCTGAACGACCGGCAAGAGGGCGTTTCCCACGCACATCAGCGTAGTGAGGCGAATCCGCTACAACCGCAAGAGAAGCATCTACATTTCCATGCCCTAAAATAGGGTTTCGTTTGTGTCGCAACGGACACACATCACACTTGGCAAACTTTAATGCTTCTAAAGTCGGGTTCACTGACAATTTTCTCCTTTGCCATATATGCAAGAATGTGAGCGAACGCATCAATAGAATGTGGCGTTCGTGTGGTTTGTTCTAAAATATCACGCGCTATACCAACATACGCTTTTCGGGTTTGTGGAGTCTGAATAAAGGTTCGTATTCGTTTTACATAGTACGAATAATACTCAACAAACCCGAGTAATTTAAGCGTATAGGTTGATTCCGATGTTCGATACCCCCCTCCAATAAAGTTCTCGATAAGAACAATATCAGAGGGGGCGAGATTCTTGTCAATAATTGCAATAAGTTCGTCCGGTGTTGTTGTTTGTGTGACGTACACACTGTTTGTGTATACGTCATACAGAGCAACACCGGTCGTAATTCCAGGATCAATAGACAAGATTCGCACAGGGTTTACCAGCCCGAACTGGCGTCTGCGTTGTCCGTAAGCGGTTTGACATTCTTAACTTCGTTCCGTTCTCCGTACTGTTCGCCGTTCGGTCCAGTACGTGCGGGACTTACCGTCACTTCAACAGCAACTTCTTGCTGCATCATTTGTTCGATGATGGAGTCAAGTGAAACCCACGTTTCGTTCGGTGAAAGATCGGTTTCCTCTTCTTCGTGACTCCAACCGATAACGGCGTTCTCAACGGTGAAGAAGCTAGGATCAACCCCGGCAGACGTAGCTACCTGTTTGAATCTCCAAAGGGTACTCGGATGGATAATAAGCCGGTCAAAGACTGACCCACCATCATGCAAGCGATACCGAACATTGAGCATCGTCGCTCCATTTGTTTTCGGACCCGTGCTCACACCCGGTGTAATGGTGTGAATAACGGCGGGATACGTACCCGCAGGGATAATTTCAAAACCGTCGTTCTTGGACAAATCTGCTCGAATCGGTGGCATATCTTCGGCCCCTCCTTAAGAAGCCTATTGTGTATTCAACTGACCCTATGTCAGCCTTACGCTAGAATTGTATCACCTCTCAACCCATTAATCAAGGTTGCAAGTGATGGATTCTCCATTGAATCTGGAACACGTCGTTCCGTAGGTGGTTGACGAATCTTTGCGACGAAACGACCCGTACCCGCTAGATGAAGAATACGTTTACCGGTTTTCTCGTTCCAAGTAAGGTAGCCGATAGAGTCTACCGCCGCTCCAACATTTGTACTAGACCCAGGCGTGAGCGCGGGACCGATTCTGACCGCACCAGTAATCTCGTCTTTTGTCTCACGCTCTAGGGCTGTAAAAATCGTATGGATTCCTTTAGTGTGCGTCAGCGTTCGGAAGGAACGAACCAGCGTAAGAATCTTATCGTTCGTCTTCCCCCAATCCTGCTGTGTCACCGCGTCTTTCTGCCCTATCACTGACTTCAACGCCAATGTCTGTGCCTCAGAAAGCGAATCCAGAATGACCGTCTGAAATGAATGATCCTCTGACACGAGAGCTTGGTAGATTTTTTGAATATCTTCCCATTGCTTCGGTCTAAATACCGAAATGTTGGGCCGGTCGCCAATCGACATTGTACCTCCTTCTAGGTCGATGTATAGCACGTCTCGACCGTGTTCCGTGTCCTCCGCAGTACCACACAGTGTGGTTTTACCTGAGCCGGAGACTCCGTAAATGAGCATATTCATCCCCCACTTTTGGGAAACCTCGGATGCTTTTAACAGCTCGATGTTTCCGAGCTTGGGGGTTACTACTGTTCGTTCCGACACTTGATTTCCTCCACACGAAACATAATCGCAGCTCCCATAAGCATGACCCATCCTACAATATAATCTTGCGTAGTTTCTAGAGTTTTCGTTTCAGCTAAACGTGATGAATATATAAACCACAATCCTAAAACCCCGAAGACATACGGTACGAGGGCGCTCCAGATTTTAAAGAACAACATTCGTAAATTCCACCTCCCGTTCATTCTGATTCTGAAAGGATACATTCCCGTCAGCTTTTCGATAAGACGTGTCAATAATAGATTGTACATCTTCTTTGTTCTGCATAGCAGCACACAGGTTGCGAACGTTACAGTCCCAGGCGCACGTCATTTGAAAGTTCGGGTACACAACGGCTTGTTCCATATCCTTGACAATTGAAACCAATTGTTCTTCAAACGACGTGCGTTGATTATGGGAAATCGGGACAAAGAAACGGACAAAGAAAGGATTGTTTCCACTATTATCTCGTTCGATAATACGAGCTATGATTTCTTCATAGTCAAAAATATTTCCACCCACGCGCTGAATAGCGGTTACGTACGTTTCGTAATCAAGGGTATCCGACCACGCTTTCGACAACGTACCATTTTTAAGAACGGCTGGCTCTTTCGGGAGCTTGCGATGAATGCCATCATAGAGAACGCCGTTGACCGGCTTGCCGGTAAGGTGGGAGAGCGCCCACGCATACCCAGAGAATTGTAGACGATTCTGCAAATCCTCAAAATTCGGACGCCGATCAAACGTTTTGATTTCCCCAACAAACGTATCTCCTTTCCCATCTTCCATGATTCGGTCAAATGTTCCGAGAAGAAAATGCTCGGTTCCAGGAATCGGTACACGAAACGTTTGTTCCGCATGAGTAATCGTATATTTCGGAGCTACAGGATTCGTCCCATACTGATTGATATAGCGACCGACAATTTGTACGGCGTTCATATATGTATCAGAAAGAATTCCTAGCTCGGTTGAATCGGGGTGAACACCGACAGCTTTAATATAGGCGTCAACATACCTGTTGTGTTCTTTCAAATACTCCCGTTCCATTGCGGGGATTACAGGATCGCCAGTAGAGAGCGCATTGAGTCCAGAATGAATAAACGTTCCGGCTGAAAGAATCGGACGAGGGAGCGCAATCGGTCGCAACCCCCGTCGATTCATAGACGCTATATCCCACTGTCTCCGACACCGGAGAAACTGCGATACTTCTGAAATTGATACGTCCACCTACTTTACCCTTTCTTCAAGAGCGACGTACTTAATCTGTACCCGGTACTCAGGCTTATCTTTATCGAATACAAAGTCTGCGGTAATCTTTTTAATGTCACCCCCACTTTCTCGAATATCCCGCATCTGTTCGGCACTCACACGCTGTGATTCATTCCCATAAACACTTGTAATAGTTCGAACTCGATGCTCGGCTATTGTAACCACTTGCCTCTCCCTTCATCGTTAATATAAGTATACACACAAGTCTTCTACTTGTCAAGGGTTTTCTCTAAGCGTTTCAAGAAGTGCGCGTCGAATGTTTGTGTCTCGGAATGCTAGAGCTTTATTCACAGCGGTATCAATACTATCTTTTGCAAGGACATTGATAACACGAACGCGTGACGTTTGACCAGCACGCCTGGCTCGGGCGATAGCCTGTTGAATGGTACTCGGTAGGTAATCCTGTTCCGCGAACAGTAACAAGCTGCTGTGCTGCAAGTTCACGCCTTCGGTGAGGGATGCTAACGTAGCAACAATAATTCCATTATCCCTCGTTTTCCACTCTTCAACAAGTCGGTTACGCTCGGTTGTTGCCATACCGCCACGAATTTCGTACACAGGTCGGTCATCGTTTTTCTCACGCAAATGACGTGCAATCATCTGGCACGTTCCTCTGAACCACGTAAACACAATTGCAGGTTCTAGTTCGTGGTCATCCAGGTATTCGGAGATAATAGAAACCTTTGGATTTTCTTTTAACTCTCCTACAATCGCACCGTCTTCAACCACAAACCCCGCTGTAAGCTGCCTAAGCTTTGCTACCAGGGCACCTCCGCTACTAATAGCTACAGGATCGTCCAAATCAGGATGCTCAATAAACCACTCCTTCTTAGCAGTATCATGTGCTTTTCTCATGCTCGGCGGCATATCGAATACATGATTTGTTTCTAATGGAAGATCAGTCCACGCAGGAATAACCCCCGTGCGGTTGAATTCTTCGTTGATAACTGTTTCATAGTTACGACGCAACATATAGTTGTTAAGCATATCTGCAAACGCTACTTCAAGGTCAGGATTAACACCCTTAATAATCGTTGTCCACGGTGTCGTTTCCGTTTCACACCAAGTGCCAACAAATTTCCAGTACGAAGAAAACTTCACCCGGTCGATGATACGAAGTAACGGCCACAAATCTCCTGGGTTGTTGACGATAGGGGTACCCGTAAGCATCCAAAAGTAGTCGGACTTTATCTTCAATATGTTCTTTGTCCACTGACTCTTTCTTCCTCGAAGACGGTGGGATTCATCAGCGATAACCGCTCCCCACGCATAGGTAAGAAGTTCAGGGTGTTTCTTCATGCCTTCGTTCATAAACATATGATAGTTGACAATAACCCACCCTGTAAACTCTTTCGGAACCGGCGCATCTTTCCTGGCGACAATCATCCACGGAACATCCGGAGAATAGGCAGAGATAACAGTGCCCCACTGTTCCAAAAGATACGGTGGGGCAATAATGAGTTTTCTTTTGTTACTGGCTATATCATTCCCCGCGCTTACCGCCGGGAAGGAATTGTGTGTAACGATAAAATCATTGGTAACGTATAGATGATCTTTAGCATCAACAGAAATACATTGAGCTTTTTTAGTTCCAACAAACTCAATCCCAGAAACTTTTCTCATAGGAAAATACTTTGTTCGAGGTGAGTATTGACATAATTTTTCGTAAACAAGAAAAGGCTGTATCGTATTAGGAAGTGAAGGAATAACCCGATATGACGGTAATCCCTGCTTGCGCTCACCCTTGTAGGTAAACCACGAATTAGTTCGCGGGGTTACTCGTGCAACACCCCCAAGACTTTGAATCAAAAAAACAACCCCCTCGGATAGTTTCTTCGATGTTGTTGAATATTCAATTGTAGAATTACCTACAACACTACCATCGCTATCCAATAACCCTTGGAGTAACGAGACTCGACTATTTACCGAATTTAGAAGAAGTTCTTCGGGAATAAATTTATCATAGGAGTGTTTCTCAGACAAACCAATTGAACGAATATACTCTAGCAATATATTTACAGACACGCCTTTTTTTCGTCTAATTGTATAGTCATAAGAGTTATTTTTGTTTAGTTCCAAAGTGTTTGGCAAACGTTCAACGATCATGTCCCGCACAGTATCGTTGGGTACTGACACCGACACTCTTTTTCGGCCAAAATGACCGTTTCCTAAAAGGTACCCCATAACCCACGGGTCAATTACAGTTCGCTTTTCCGTAAACTGTACTGGATCAACCAGAGGTACTTGAATGTTTTGAGGAATTAGTGCAGCAAGATCGGTTGTTTTTACAATACGGCTACATTTTCCGTCTCTACGCATAGTCTTTGTTGTAACAGACCATAGATGGTCCGCGTCACATTCTGTATGCGTTCCATCATTGAATAACACGCGGAAAACAGGTCTTTCCCCTTGTGGGTAAACACCAGTAACTGTTGTTGGGTAGCCGTTTTTTCCAATTACTACTGTTCCAACCTTAACATTCTCCATACGAGTATAACCGGTAGGAGTAAGCACAAGAGCGTCTAATCCTTGTGCTTTCCCCATCCCCGGCTCGTCTGCAAGAATGCTTGAAGGATGTTTCAGAAGAAACTCTCTCGCCTCCTTCTGATAGTCCCACAACGTAATCATGTTAATCCTTTCGAAAACGAAGAAACAACAGGAATCTATTCCAGGTACGACGATACCACCAATACGGTTCGTGGTCGAATTGCACACCTTGAATCAACGACTCTACAATTGAGTCATAAGGAATATGCCTCCCGCTTTTCTCGTAAATTTTCGCTGCGTATTCCGTTAACGCAATGGCATTTGCAACCTTTCGCACATCCATTGTGCCGTGTTCAATTGCCAAATGCAACATATCTAGGTCGCTATATTTTTGCTGGTATGGATTTGACTCGTCATTGAGCCAACGCTCAATGACATTTACCATGAAAAGTTCATTCCTGCGTTGAATCCGTACCCAACCGCGAAGCTAAAGATAACAACGAAAACGAGAATAAACGAGAGATACAGTGCAAAAGTAAGAAAGATACTTAGAAAGAAAATAACTCTTTCCAAAAGTCGAAAGACCCCTAAAACAATTGCCCATAGCGCCCCTGCGATAGCTAATAGAAAATTCATTAGTTTGTTTCGCTTTCCGGCGCTGCTGCAAGAAGTTCTTGACCTAACGCCAACAGTTTACTTACATTATCAACAATTCCGATTCGGTAATCCTCGGGAAGATTTGAAATTACATCGTCTAGGTCCGCAAGCATAGGCTCAAATAACAAGGATCGAACATCGTCTGGTGTATATCCTGCTGCAATAAGAAGCATGTTTCGTTCTCGATCTTCTAAATTTAGTGCGCTAGAAAGACTATACACCACAGCCCGACTAGGACTCCCACGTTTGTTTAGCTCTAAAAGCGACACATACGAATCATGCAATCCCGCATCTTCCGCTACGCGCTTTTGCGAGAGTTGTTTATCTGTTCGAAACGCGTGAAGAATATTTCCAAAGTTAAGATTCAAATTCACTTCTCCTAAGCAGTTTTCTCTGCTTCCTATCTCGCCCGGTGTGGTACTTTTTACAATAAGAACATCGGTATACATTGTACTTCTGATTGTAAGTTGCTTGAAGCCTTTTCGCTTCTCGTCGCGCTACTTGCTTACTATCGTAATCAACTTTTGAATAGCATTGTTTATACGCTTTTTGGAATGACCAAGCAGAGAAATAAAGTGTGCTATCCTTAAGCAACGCCATTAGAATCCTCTCCTACGAACTCCATTGATTCGATCTTCTTCTCGTAGCCACATTTCTTCTGGTCGCCACCCGAGAACAAACATCCTGCACAGGCGTCTGTACCCGAGTGTTTCGTAATAACGTTTGAATACGGCTCTCACATCGTCAGCGGTTTGGCACGCGTTCAAATCTTGCTGTGCCGCTCGTAATGAACCAAATGTAAGCGGTTCTTTTTCTTGTCTCGGCATACTAACCCTTTCAATTAGTACAATTATTTAAGTGCTAGTATACCTTTTCTATTAGAAAATGTCAACACTTACGGATCGTATACACATGTACCGTCTGACCGATACTGATTAACGTCGAACTCTAGGAGATACATTAGCCCTAGTGCATCGAACAATTCTCGGTCAGACTCATTTAGAAAATCTTGAAGAGCAATTATTTGCACGCTATACCCATGATCCCGTAACCCAATCAACGTGTCTGCAATAAACCGGTATCGGCGGCGGTCTGACAACCCTGGGCCATACTTGTCGAATGCCTTCGGAATAGAGAGGCAGGAAATACGGTTCTCCGTACACTGTTCACGAATCCTTTCCGATAAACCATCTTCCGGATGAAAAATGACCAACGTATCTGTATAGACGCGTTTGATAAGGTTCGTTTCAATAATATCCTCCCACTCTGTCGTCTGTCGTTCATTTGCTGAAACCACGTAGAAGACTTTACGCACGCTACACACCTCCTAGTGCCGTGTCCATGAAGTTCGCGGCGTCCACTTTCAGCGAGTCCACCACGCCACCGTAGCGCGAAGTCATGCGAATTGACGTGTGCCCGAACAAATCCATCAGCGTCCGCTCTCCAACACCTTGTGCCCGAAGAATCGTACCGAACGCGTGTCGTAGTTGGTGGAGTCCCATTCCAGGAAGTCCCGCGCTGTCAAGAACATCTTGAAACGCATTATACACCCGGTGTGGATCAATTGGAAGACCCTTAGCCCCCGGAAAAATGTACCCTTCCGTCTTTTCTTGCCCCCACATACCGGTGAGTAGGTCATACGTCGTCTTCGTCGTCGGTAGTAGCCGGATACTCGCAGCCGTCTTTGGCTCTTGTACAACGAGTCCCACACCATCGACTCGAACCACTTGTCGTACCACACGTAGCGTTTTCTGCTCAAAATCAACATCCTCCCAACGAAGCGCACAGGCTTCTCCACGCCGGAGTCCTTGTGCCAACATGATGCGGATAACCGCTTCAAACTTGTTTCCTTTGAGCGATGCTAGGATTGCCTGTACATCGCTCATTGGAATTGCATCTACCGACTTACTAGGAACATGTACCTTTGCGGTCGCCTTCGTTACATTACGATCAATATATCCCCACGCAACCGCATCCTCAAACGCCTTACGGAGAATGGTCTGCATGAGTCGAATCGTGCTTGCCGCGATCCCCTTGTTTTGCATATACACGACAACCTGTGCCACATCCACCGGTGTAACGGAACTCATTTGCTTATCTCCAATCACCGGGGTAATATAATTACGAATGTGGCACAGGTAATTTTGTGCGGTTCGAGTACGAACCGAAGTCTTATGAACCTCGATCCATTCAGCCATAAACTCGTGTACCTGCTTCACTTGAACCTCTCCTTTACTATGTGTCAAGTATACACGCTTAGCTGAACGGCGTCAAGGTTATTCGGCGGCTTTCGTGTCGCCTTTAATCGTGATGATCGGTCGTAGCGTGTGCAGAATCGTCACGAGGTCTGCTTGATTCTCCATCACACGGTCAATGTCCTTGTACGCGCCAGGAGCCTCGTCTAGCGTTTCCCTAGACGCCCGTGAATAGGTGCCCTCCAATGACAACATAAATTCATCCATACCAATTGATCGCTTTGCAACGTTCCGTCCCATCGTTCTTCCCGCACCATGTGAGCTAGAATTGTACGCATCAGCAACCCGTTTACTAGTTACCACATAGCTTTTCGTACCCATTGAGCCGGGAATAAACCCAACTGGAACCGGCGTCATCGCGCCTTTTCGGTGAACCCAAGAGAGTCCATTCGCCGTTTCTTCTTGAACAGCATAGTTGTGGGGTACATCGCGGATAAGATCGGTGTACTCAGCTCTTTCTAATCCTTTATACTGAAGCGTGATCGTAAGTGCTTTCACCATATTTTGCATCATGCGGTACCTGTTCTCACTCGCATATGAAATTGCCCATTGCATATCCCGAGCATACGCTGACCCATATCCGACCTTTGACGTATCAAGATACGCTAAGTCTTTCGGATAGGACACACCTTTTCCGTCGCTGTAATCTTTCGCGGCCTCAGCATAGAACGATGCAATCGTGTGACCGATGTTCCGTGATCCTGAGTGAACCGCCAACCAAATTGTATCCGTTTCAACATCCCGAAGTGCTTCGATGAAGTGGTTTCCCCCACCGAGCGTTCCGAGTTGGTGCCAGGCGCGGTCGTCTGCTCGTTTTTGAAGGTCCGGAGCGTTCAACCCCCAAACCTTAAACATATCCGGAATTGGCTGATCGTTCGCGTGGTGTGAAAATCCTACCGGAATAAGTTCCCGAACATGAGACTCCCACAGTTTCCAGAAATCTTCATTCAGCCAACCCGTGAGACGATAAGGCGTTTTTACATACGAAATTCCGCATCCAATATCAACGCCCACCGCGTTCGGAATGATAATGTTTTGTTTCGTTGGTAGAATCGTTCCAATAGGGACACCTACGCCCAGGTGTGTATCCGGCATCACGGCAACGTGTCCGTTCAGATGCGGGTGGGTAGCGACATACTTAATCTGGTCAATCGTACCCGACTCGATTTCAGTCCAGTCAATCCACGTTTTAATTTTTCCGTCGCTGCTCGTATACATCGTCACGCTCCTTTACTGTAGTTATTAAGAAACGACAAATTCTGCCATTAGTCGTTTTGTATTGGCAAACTCATGCGTCCACACTGGTCGCCCCATTAACTGTTCCATCCTCTTATGCATTACGTTGAACGGAACTTCGCACGTTTTTCCGGGTCCAGTGAAGAACCATTCAAGCTCGATCTTGCGTTCGTCTTTAGTCATTGTACCAGGATCAGAGCGGTTTTCCATTTCCTTTGTACAATCTTCACACCAACTCGGTGAAGCTGCACCGCACCATGAACAAACTCGTACCGTATCCATGTTAGTCTCCTTTACTTGTGTCCGTACCCAGGACGCCCAAAGTACATGACTTTTCTTGAAATAATCTCGCTTCGAACCACCTCAATATCTTTGTCTAAATTGTACTCCAAGTCGGGGTGGATAGCAAGGATTGTTGGCTCCACCCCATACTTCTCTTGAAACCGGTACACCCCATATGCAAACGCCTCTTCTAAAGGTTTCTTAATCCGAGGCTGCATTTCAATTGCGAGGTACGTGAGGTCTGGAAGCGACATTAGGCAACGACCTTCCCGGTAATAATCGCCTTCGGGGGCCAATCATCCCCGAAGGTATCGTTCCGTCCAAATGTATCCTCGGTCGGAATGTAGTCCTGGCACACCATACAGAAGAAGTTCTCTTCGGTGGAGTCCCAATTCATGCAATCGTAGCCCTTGCACATCGGGCAAATGCCCACCGATCTATTCCATGCAAGTGATCGGTCTGTTTCATCATCATCAAACCCGTTCATATAACTGTCACCTTCTGATTCGGGCAGATACTTCTCAATAACCTCGGCTTTCATTTTAGCCGCCCGTTCCAGAAGTGTATCACGATCTGCGGCAACCACGTCGGCTACCGTCGCGGTTACTTTTGGTTTGGGGAAGGATGCCGGTTTAGATAGTGCCCGTTCCCACGCTGCATCTTCTTTCCAGTACGAATCGTAAGAACCTTGTCGTGCGTCAAACATTCCCGTTTTCGGGTTCCACGTTTTGTACGAATAAGACCGCCGCGTGCTGCGAACCTTATCGACTTTGTGCTTCCACTTACGGAAACTCAGATTCTTACAAATCATGCGGAACAGATTCAGCGTATTTGCTACGTCGCTGATGCTCACCATTTCGCTGTTCGTGTGCGGGTTGTAATACCCGGCTGAAACATTGGCACAGCTTACCGCAAGTCCCTTCGATTTCAACTCATACACATCCGTTAGGCTTCCGGCGTCGTACGGGGTAAACCCAAATTCACGAAGGAACGGTGCGATAGCTTCACCGAACGCGTCACTGTACAATTCGGTTCCACACGCGGTTCGAACAAAGTCAGACGAACCTTTTCGATCTGCTTGCAAAACGAAAGACGAGTCCTTGAAGAAGCTCATATCGGCAGCGCCAGAGCCAACGCACCCAATTTCTTCATCTACGAAGAAGGCAACCTTCACACTTTTCAACTCCGTAAGCAGTTGGAGAGCGATGAAAATTCCTACTTTGTCGTCTCCGCCAATACCTCTCGGTTGAATGTTGACAGGATCAATTGCCAAGAGAATGTCATCTGCCTGAACAACCTTGAAGAAGCTATCCGGAACAATCCTGTGTACCGTATCCATGTGAGCTACGATAGTCGGGAATACGTCGGCGGACCCTTTCTTGACATATAGGTTTCCGTCTCGGTCAACTTCCGCAACGAGTCCCATACTAAATACATAGTCCACGATGAACTCACTAATCTTATCCATCTTCCCCGTATCGGACTGAATGGAAAGAATCTGCTTTAGCAATTTTGTGTTGATTGTGCTCATTCGCACCTCTCTTTCTCTGTTACTAACAGTATACGCTAATACGTACTTTTTGTCAAGGTCTAGTGAAGCTGCCCGTACGTTTCAAGCGCTAACCTACAACTCTGACATAGTGATACGAGACGCTCTTGGTAGTAAAATTCGTCGCTGTCAATACGGACAATATGGTTCGTTAAGGTTCTACCTGTATTAAGGCACAGGGAACACACCACACAGTCGTGACAAAGGTCCATTAGCGGTCCTTCCTCGATGGTAAGTGACGGAAACAACGATGTTCGAATTGTTCGCTCTGAACGGATATTACGACTAAGCGGCTCATATGTACCACAACTCTGACAGACGTTGTTCCGTATGCACGTATCACAAAGATAATGACCGTTTAAATCCTCTATAAGTGTCGAAGACACCGGATTTCCACAGTGGCACGACACTAACCCCGCAACGCTTTGTACGAAACAAGAGCGGCATTGTTTGGTAACACCGTCCCACGTTCGTACATTTCGTGAATCAACGCACTGACACGTTGAACATACGTGACGGTTTTGGCACGTAGGGCATAGTCCACCTACAATATCGCTTGGTTCGTAGTCCTGATAACACCACGTACAACGACGTGCTTGCACACACGAATAACAATAGTCTCCGTCTCCGTCCCTCACGATACCGCAATCCGCACATCGGCTAAGGCCTGGGTAGCCCTCAGTATTTTGCAGCGTGAACGTAAGCTCAGAGTCTCGTTGCCGCGAGTAGTTGGTGAGAACCCCCTGTGCCGTGTCTCCCTTTTTTTTCAGGGAAATATATTGAAACGTATCCATGTAAGGGAACGCTTCAAACAAAGCATTGTCAATCGTCACACAGAAGGACTTCGTTTCTCTATAACCTTCTGGTGAGTACCATTTACGAGGGCTGTCATACGTTTGGTACTGCTTGTGCCAAAACCCCCGCTCTTTCGCCCACGCCTTTACCGCCTCAACTGTGCTTCTTCGTCCATAGATGCGATCAACCAGGGTTTCCCCACTATCGGCTGTCCACACCAACGCACGCCCAATAATCTTACCGGTATTTGGCTTACTCACAATAAGCATTCGAATTTTATCGGGATTCTTCACGTACACATCAAAATACGGAGCGCACTTGTCGTAGCGCATACAGGAACTACGGAGCGATCCAGTATCTCCACCGCTGTAGTTTGCTCCATTATACCAATAACGAATGTCTTCCCCGGATACAAGCTCAAAAAAACAGGCTTTCCGTTCAACTACCGAGTCAAGCAGGTAAAGAAACCGCTCAATATCTGCATCCATTAGATAAACAAGAAACAGGGAACGAATAAGCCGCCCAGGTCGCATTGACTGTCGGCTAGAAGACGTGAAGTTAGCCTCGTCGTTATCAAAAACCTCTTTTGACACCGGAAGATATGAGATTTCCCCTATAGAGGATTCCCAATCAAGATAATTTACGCGGTCGGACGTAACAAGGCTTGACGTAGGTGACAACAACGTGCGTGCAATCTGACACCCCCCATCAAGTTTATTAACCTCTGTAAGAAGTTCCCGCAACCGATCCGTCATTTTCAACACTGTGTTATTTCTCCTTTACACGTACCGCGCAACAAAAGCCCTTGCTTTTGTTTATCCCTGCTGTGGTTTATACAGGACAAACACCATATCTGCAACGGTTGTCCGGAATTCAGCAAGATCAATTTCATGGTAGCCGTTTTGTGCCAGCGTACTTTTTACCGCATTGACCACCTTGTTCGTTGTCACCGTTGACTTTGCGGTATTCAACAACAGACCGTTCACGTCATCAAGCAACACCGGATAATGATTGCCATATGAATACAGTCCAGGGCCATACTTACCGTTCAAGTCAATATATAGCGAGTCTCGCTTGACGGACGCTTTCGACGCTCCATCAAGAAACTCCTGTGCGATTTTCATTGGTGTTGCATATGAACTCATGTGGTCCTCTCCTTCTCTGTTACCACAAGTATACGCGATAGCTTACTGTGTGTCAAGTCCCTTCAAAAACCCGTGATGTTTCATTCTCCATTACTTACTCCTATTCAATGAATACGTGCCGTCTTCCCATTGAGTACAGCCAAACGACTCCACATAGTTTTTAAGTTCGACACTGTTTGCCGCGAGTCCTTTGCTTCGATAAGCGCGACGAGCGTGCAGATAACACTCTCCTTCCATGCGCTGATACACCCCTCCGACCAAGCCGTTATTATCACAACCAATCGTGTGCATAATCGGTGAATCCGGGTAGCCGTCTTCTCCTTCATTGTAGGCCCACCGTTGACATTCGGTATTCGGCTTACCGACACGAGTAACAGTAATAGTCACACCCTGACCATACGCTTCGGGGTTTGGATTGGTTGCCAAGAGATAAAACCCCCCAACCATAATCACCAACCACGCAATCACAATCAACAGCTTTTTCATTCGTTCTCCCTTTCTTGTTACTACAAGTGTAAACGACTACGAGTCAAATGTCAAAGGGTTTTGCTATGAACCGAGGACATATCCTAAGATGAACAGAAGTACCCCGGCTACCCCAATAAAACCCCAAGCAAGAATGATATTTCTATTCCCTGGACCTTCATCAGGTGGTTGATAAAAGCTCACCTCTACTCCTATCGCCGGGGAGTTACCCGGCGATGCTTTTAGCTCCGTTGATATTGAACTTCCGACCCTCGGAAAGTCCAGACGCATAGCCAGAATTGTTTGCGACACGCTGTTGAATGTTTGACGTGCGCGGAAAGAACGTGCGGAACGCTTTCTTAGCTTCGTCTTCTTCAACGAGTACCAACGCACTCCCGCCAGAAAAGTCCTTTGCGGCTTGTCGTTTTGCTTCTTGAAGTGCCTGATTCAGTCCCGTAACCATTCCGTTGTAGAATGAATTCTTCCAAGACTTCTTTGAAACGTAGG